GCTCTATATCCTATTGGTAAATAACTCGAAGCAATTCTAACTGGCGCTCTACTGTCGTATCCATTTTGGACAGTATCACTTCCATCTCTGCTATACATAAAATATCGACTCGAGTCTCCTAAATGAAAGTCTTGTGCTGTAAAAAAGAACCAAAGTTCATCCGTTCCAGGATCAAAGTAAGTCCTGTGTCCTATGTTCGTTCCGAAAAAATGGCTGTTTGTATTTGTTACATACAAATCATTAGAAGTTGGAAAGTATCTAAATGCAGTTTCTCCTCCAAAATTACCTCCATCATTATATTGTACACTATTTGTTGGGCTTGCCGGTGTACCACCTCCGGTACTATTTACAGTTACTACACCAGTACCACCACTTGGACTAATAGTTACATTTGTACCTGCAACTATTTGAGAAACGCCACCAGTACCACTAGTAATTACATTAGTTAAATCATTGCTTTGGATCATCAATATAGATCCAATTGGATAATCTCGTGCTAACGTTTTAGCTTTTATTTGTATTTTAGTCGAACCAATAGGTTTTGCTGTATGTAATTGTAAATATGTAAAATTACCTCCATTATTGTCGCAGAGCATAATTTTTTGATTTATTTTTAAATCACATTTAATTGCTGATAAATCTATTTCATCACCATCAGTATATATACCTGCCGGTATATTTGTAGTAGTTAATCCAATATTATTTCCTTGTATTAATGCAAGTACTGGATCTGTAACGTTATTAATTTCAGCTCGAAAATTGTTTTTACCTGGTGATTTTGTAGGAAAACTTTCTCCTGATCCGTGACCACCTACTCCAATAGGACCAGGATCAAATGGTGCGTCTGGATTATTATCAACTAGTTCAGTTTCATTTAATGTTATTGTGTGATCAACATTTAATTTATACCAAGACCCACTCCATTGATCAGTAGCAGCTGTATAGGTACCTCCTAAAAATATCCATTGTTTAGTACTTCCATCAATGTATTCTTGCATCAATAAAAATTTATGTGCTTCATAAGCAGTTGATTCTATTGTGCCTTGAAATATATTTACTGGTTCAGATTGTCCTTTTAAATATTCACTAACTAATAAACGTGTGGGTGAAATTGGCGTAGTTGATCCACCAGTAATTAAATTATACATTCCAGTAATTGGTGTATATATTCCAGAATTATCGTATGCTAATGTTTTAATTGTGTCTGATTGCCCTAAAACAGTTCCAAGTTTAACATCTCCGAGATTAAAATCTGGGTTGGTAACGCTTGGGTTTTGTTGTGCCATATAAATTGCACCTTGATTAGTTTCAGAATTTGAAGCATAAGACAAAGCACAAGGATTGATCACTTGCATAGCACCACCCATTTGTGGCATTCCATTTATGGATTGTGTTTCAGAAACTGGAGCATTACCATTCCACCATTGTGCCAATGTGGTTATTATATCATCGTATGAGTCTTGTATAACTGCGTTTGGTATATCATTTAAAAAAGAAATTTCTGCTTCAAATTTAAATTGTAATTCTCCGTAAAATGGTGGTTGTGGAATTTCAAGATTTGTAAAATATCCTTTTGTAACTGTTGAAGAATTTGGATAAGCATACGTGAAAAAAGCTGTATTAAATGGTGTTTGTGCTGTACCAATTATAATTACTCGATTGTTTGGGTCTTGTGTCCATTCAAAATTTTGAACGTTTACAGAACCTTGATCATAAAAATTTAAATAAGTGCTACATTTTAAATAATACGAACCAGATTTAAATGTGCAGGTAAATCTTGTGCTTGTTGCTAAACTTTGTTGGTTGTCCGGCAAAGGTTGAAAAGGACCTGCTGGGTTAGGCATTAAATGTTGTTGAGTAGATTGTAAATTTAAATTTAACAACATTGATGCAGTACCACCACCAAGAAAACCTATTGTGGTTAAACTTGCATAATCAACTGAAGGATCAAATATTACTCCGGCATCGTCAAACACAAAATTAGCACGAACAGAATTTAATTCTGGATCAAATGTGTGTGTACCTCCAGCCAATACACGTGCATTAATTGAACCCAAATCATTGTTGTTTACAAGTACACCATTATAAACGCTTGAATTGTAAGTTAAAGGAGTTGTAGAAGTTGGGTCTAAATAAATCCATTCTGGATGATTAAATTTATAAGTATTATCTTGTATTACTCTATATTGACCATCACTAAAAAAAATTCGGCAGGACATTGCTTTATAAACGCCACGTATTTCTGAATAAATATCTCTTATTATATTTGGAAAATCAACTGGATTATCTACAAATGCTTGTCGATTGTAAAACGTTTCTTGTGCTGGATCATTTGATGAAGAAGGTGTACCACTAGATTGATTATTGTACCAATTAATAGCAAAATTCCATTTATTCAAAGGGATAATTTCGCCAATATCATATTTATCTTTAAATACTCGCAAAGGGTATCTAAGATCTTTAAAATTTTGAGCTGGATTTATATTAGATATTTGTGTGTATTTATCAATAACAACATCTAAAGAATCTGTAGCTCGTATTTTAATTGTATATGGATAAGAAACATCTTCGTAACTATCAAAACCAGGTTCGATCCAACCACCCCAGTAAACATTACTAGATCCATTTTTATATATTCTTACATACCAGTCGCCTCGTGAAGATTCCAATACATTTTTTACAAAATCTCGTTCTGCATCTGATTGAATTATAAAACCAAAAGATAATGTAGAAGGCATTAATTCAGATAAACGTAAATTATTACCTTGATCCCACTTAATTTGAAAACCTTCACTGGTTAAATCAAAATCAATATTAGTTCCAGACGTGTCAGTTTTAGAACGTATTTCTAAAATATACGTTTGATCGTAATTAGTAACAAAATTGCTTGAGTAATGTAATTGGCCCATATTTAAGAATTTACTCCGTTTCTACGTTTGTTTTCTCTATTGAATACCAACATTAAATCTGAACCACTAATACGTACATCTGGAATCACTGATCCACCGGCTAAATTATTGTTTGGTATAACAGTTCCAGATTGTCCTGGCATAAACATCTCCGGTCCAGATTCACCAACCATATAAGGTTGTCCTGCAATTACACCACCACCACCAGCTCGACCGGTTAATGATAGGGATAATATATCTTTAAATTTTGTAGCACCACCCACGGGAGCCATTCCTGGTATTAATGCAAATAAAGCTGCTAATATGGCTGCTTTAACAATCATTGCAGTAATTTGCTTTAATAAACTGGCAAATATTTGTTTCATTGATGCGAAGAAATTTTCTCCTGAAGTGACAGCATCAGCCAAACCACCTGCAAAATCTTGAGCCATTGCTTGTCCAAATTCTTTAGTAGCTGCTGTCAATGATTTCATTTTACCAACAACTCCACCTTCTTCGCCACCACCAGAATCTGAAGACGAACCATTATCTTCTCCACCACCGGAAGAACTTTCTTCTCCACCACCACCACCACCGGTTAAACCAATGGCTTTACCTAAACCTAATAATGCTGTTTTAGCTTTGTCAGCTCCTGACTTCATTGCATCTCCAAACGAACCAAATTCTGCAGTTATTGTAGGTACAGTTCCTTTTAACTCCTCAAGGCTTTCTTTCATATTACTGAAAGGATTGGCCACTTGATCCTTATTTAATAAAGCTCTTAATTTATTGTATGCATCTATCCCCTTTTCAAATGGAGTTAGCAGCATTTTACCTATCTCTAAAAAGGCATTACCTAAACTAACGGCCATCATTTTACCTATTTGACCAAATACCTCTAAGTTATCTGATACATATATAACAGCAGCTGCTACTGCAGCTATGGCTGCTACTATACCTACTATTGGTGCAGCTGCAGCCATCCAAGCTAATACTGATTGTATTTTAAATAATTTTATAGCTGTTATTAATCCAGTTACACCACCACTAACTAATGCTATTGCTGACGTAAACAAACCAATGGCATATAATACAGGGCCTATGGCTGCCACAATCAAACCAGCAGTTACAATAATGACTTTCATATCTCCATCTAATGAAGTCCATTTTGTGATCAACTCTTTTACAAAACCAATCATTTTTTCCAATACTGGAATTAAAACTTCTCCAAATTCAATAGATAAATTATTTGTGGCTGATTTCAATTTAGTTAATGTTCCAGTAAAACCTTTTAATTGTTCATCAGCTACTTTTTTAGCAGTACCACCTGAATTTTCTAAATCCAAAGTTAAATCACGTAAACCGGTTGAGCCTTCTTTCAACATTGCAAGCATACCAGGTCCAGCAATTTTCTTGAAAGATTCCATAATTTCGCTGGTTGATAAACCTTTGGATTCTAATTGTTCCATTTGATCAGCTAACGGGATCATATTACCAGCTGCATCGTAAACTGACAAACCAAGTTTGGTGCTTTCTTCGTCTAATTTTACTAATATATTTTTTAACGTAGTACCTGCTCGGCCTCCTTGAATACCTGCGTTAGATAATAAACCAATAGCTGCAGTAGTTTCTTCGATTGATATACCAAAACCTGACGCTACAGGAGCTACCTCAGCCATTGCATCTCCTAATTGTAATAAATCAGTATTGGTTGACGTGAAACCTGCCGCTAAAACGTCAGTAAATTGTCCAAGTTGTTCTGCTTCAGCACCAAAACCTGATATAATATTGGAAGCAATATCAGCTGCAGCTGCTAAATCTAAATTACCGGCAGCTGCTAAATCCAAAGTAGCTGGCATTGCAGCCATTATTTGTTCAGTTTGAAAACCTGCCATACCTAAAAAAGACATTGCTTCGGCAGCTTGACTAGCAGAATATTGTGTATTCATTCCAAGCATTTTCGCTTGATCAGACATTTGTTTAAAGTCGGCAGATGTTCCAGTTGTTACTGCTCTGACTTTATTCATTGATTTCTCAAAACCGGCAGCTGCTGAAACAACCCCAGTTGCCAATGCAGCTAATGGAGCTGTAATTCCTAAAGATAATGTTTTACCGGTGCTTTTTAATTTGGCTGCAGTTTGTTTAAATTGCCTGGTGACTTTTTTCATTTTGGACTCGAAGTCCTTAATATCTGCACCAAGACGAATGTTTACATTTTTAGCCATTTTTCAATTTTTTAGAGCGTTGTGCTATATATTGCAGTCGTTCGTTTGACATTTTGCCTGGTTTTACATTATCATTATCCCAATCAAAAGGCCATAATTTTTCCGGTTTAATTCCTTTGCCATTTTTAGTATGTGGTGCTATCAATGTAGACGCTAACATTCTAAATTTATGCCAAGAATTTTGATCATCTAATTTACGTAATTTTTCAAAACCTATTAAAGTGTTTTCAAATTCACGAGGTGTTAAATCATCCAATTGGTTTGGAGTAAGGCCAAGCCAACCAAAAGCTACAGCTTCCAAGTCGTCAAAATCAGAAACGGGTTTGCTGTTGGTTACTTCGCCTTTTTTTTTCCAACATTAGCTTTGTTGCTGGATAAACTTTTGCTAAATACAGCTATTACTTTTTCCATTGCAGCTTGATCTTCATCTAAAATATCTGCTACATCGTCTAAAGTTAAATCGAAACTAATTTTTTGTACTCGAGCACCATCTTTTAAACCAGCCCAAACCAAAGCTATTGCTTGTGTCATAGTAATATCTTCACCAAGTTTTCCTAGTTCACCAATTGTTATTCCGGTAACATCTGAAAAGTGTCGCAAAGCTGCAAAACCATATTTGACTGGATAGTCTTTTCCGTTTATGAAAATTGGAACTGCTTGCATTAAACTGCTGTTTGTACTAATTCACCAGAACCAGATAAAGAAATAGAATAACTTGCTTGGTCTTCAGTACCAGCATTCACACTCAATGAAGTTACAAATGCATTACCTGAATAATAAACATTATTATCACCAGATGAACCACCTACAGAAGATAATTCTACATAAACTGAAGTTCTACCCAATGTAGCATCTCCTATATGATCCCAAAAATCTTGGAATGTTTTACGAGCATCTGGCGTAGTAAATTCTTCATTTTGGTATAATGCTTCTGAAGATATACTCCAAGATCTTAAACCACCAATAATTTGTTTCCAACCACCAGACGACTTATTAGTCTGATCAATTTCATCCATTGAAATTTCTAGCGAGCACGTAGTCGCTGAAGCTATTATAACTTCGTTTGTGTTATCGGTTCCAACTTTAATAATTAAGTCGGTTCCATTCATTAACCCTGTTGCCATTTTTTTTTGTTTTTATGTTTGCAATTTAATTAAATTTTTTAATTATAACAATACCCTAGCCTCAAAGCTAATTAATTTGCTATAATATTTTCTTTGTTTATTATAATCTTCTTGATAACCATCTAGTGTAAATCCATTAACTTTAATTGAATTAAATGTACCTTTAACTTCTTGTAATGCTCGAGTAACAGCGTCTGCCATAATAACACTTTGTGAATAATCTCGGTTTATACATTCAATTGTAAAATTAACATTGTACAAAGGTGCAGTTTCAATTCTATATAAACGTTTTACGTTTAAAGGAGCACAAGAATTTATTTTATACGTACAACCAATAGCTGGATCATTTTGATCTAACATTGGATAAGGTTGTATTTTATTTTCACTCATTCCAACAATAGATAATAAATTACTATTATTTATTAAAATATTAAATATTGCTTTTCCTATTTGTATGCCAACTGTATTACTCATTTTCTAAGTTTTGCTATTTTTTTTTCTAATAAACCTAAAATAAGTTTTTCTAGTTCGTTGTGTGTTTTAACTTTGTTATTCATAAACACATTATATATATCTCGTGATCCATCAAAACTTACATCGTATTCTTTATTACCAACTTCAACTAAATGTGCGTGGAAACCTTTATGAGGTTCATAATATCTAGGTCCAATTAATACTGCCGGCCTTCCTTTTTTAGTTTTTAATCCACGTATAATGCCAAATGATTTAGATAAATTACCAGTTTTGTAAGGCACTTCTTTTTTCAAATCAGCAATTATTGGCTTTGCTAAATGCCTTAAACCTTGTTTTATTTGGCTATCCTTTATAGCATTTTGACCTAAATCTTTTAATAATCTGGCTAATTCAATATCTCCTTCTAACGTTGCTTTGATCATTAATTTTCTGCTGTGTGAGCTTTAAAAACCACAATTTGTTGATTACCTAAGCCTTTAAATTCTATGCTTGAAATATAAAAAATGTCTGATTGAATTGTAATGCTATCCAAATGATTTAATACTTTGGTTAATGAAGAATATCTATAATGTAATTCTACATTTTTAACTAAATTTAAAACACCATCGTCTATGCGTTCTTCTCCAGCCAACCATTTAACTTTTGCAAACCTATTAATTGACGTAGTTACATTATTTTCTAAATCTCCATAGTCGCTTGCTTGACTATAATTTTTTATATTTAAAGTTGTCCGGTGTCTAAATTCTCCTGGGTTCATATTACCAA